CAGCGAGTCCGATCTGTCGCTACTCAAGGCCGCGGGGTTTCGCGTGTGCGTGAACCCGACGAATCCGCGTGTCAAAGACCGGGTGTTGTCGGTCAACGCCATGATTCACAAGGAAGGCGCGCGACGCTACCGGGTGAACCCTGAAAAGTGCCCGCAGTTGGTGGAGTCGCTGGAAAAGCAAGCCTATGACAAGACGGGTGAACCCGATAAGTCGGGCGGGCTTGATCACATCATTGATGCGGCTGGGTACTTCGTGACCTACCGCTATCCGATTGTCAAACGCACCGCCACAGTAACCCAGCTGCGCTTCTAAGCCGCAACAACCAACACAAGCACCCGCGAGGTGCTTTTTTACGCCCAAACGCATGCTTAAAGTAAACGACCCGACAACCGAAGTAAATGAAATGGCCGCAGATTGGGCAATTTCTGACGCTTTGCTTGGGGGTACTACGTCCATGCGTGCGGCGGGTAAGAAGTATCTGCCAAAGATGGAAGGCGAGAGCGAGGCGGGATATGAAACCCGGCTATCGGTTGCTACGCTGCTGCCTGCATTCTCCCGCACTGTTTCGGTGATGGCGTCAAAGCCATTCAGCAAGCCTTTGCAGCTTGGCCAAGATGTACCGACTCAGATTGTCGAATGGTCAGAGGATATTGATCGTCAGGGCAACAACCTGCACAATTTTTCATTTGGCTTGCTGTATGAAGCGCTTGGTTATGGATTGTGCGGTGTGCTGGTTGACTATCCAAAGGCTAACGGCGTCACAACCCTAGCTGACGAAAAAGCGGCAGGACTTCGCCCTTACTTTGTGCGTATCAAGCACGATCAGCTTTTAGGCTGGAAGTCTGAAATCAGAAGCGGTGCGCGTGTTCTAACCCAATTGCGCATTTCTGAGGAGGCTGAAATTCCTGATGGCGATTGGGGCACCAAAGAGGTTAATCGTGTTCGCGTGTTGGAGCCGGGTAAATGGGCTTTGTACGAGGAACAAGAGGCCAAAGGTAAGCGCGATTACGTGTTGATTGACGAAGGCGTTACGACGCTAAAAGCAATCCCATTTATTCCGTTCTATGGAAACAAAGAATGCTTCATGGAGGGGCGATCTCCACTGATTGAAATCGCTCATTTGAATGTGCAGCACTGGCAAGACTCAAGCGACCAGCAAAAGTCTGTGCGCTTCGCCCGGGTGCGTATTGCCGCGATCATTGGCGGCGAGGTGGAGGGAAATGTAAGCGTAGGTGCAGACCATTTCATGCAACTGCCTCAAGGCGCAGACGTAAAGGTTGTTCAAGGCTCAGCTGAGTCGGTAAAGATTGGCCGCGAGGAGCTTACAAACCTCGAATCGCAAATGATCCAGATGGGGGCTGAGTTGCTGATTCAGCGGCCTAATGGTCAACGCACAGCGACTGAATCAAACAACGATGCAGAGGCTAACCGAAGCGATTTGCAGCGCATTGCTGAAGGTGTTGCAGACGGCATAGACCAATGTTTGCAATTCATGGCAGATTGGGTCAATTTGCCAAGTGGTGGGCATGTAACCATGTTCAGCGATTACGGCGCTGGGAACTTGTCCGATGCGTCCGCTCAGTTGGTTTTGTCGATGCAGCAGGGCAGCTTGATTACCAAGCCGACATTCCTAAAAGAGATGCAGCGGCGTAATATTCTTTCGCCTGATCTGGTGCCAGATGATGAGCTATCAGCGCTTGAAACTGAGGGGCCAAAACTCGGGGCGATGGTGTGAACGCGAATGAAAAGCTGATTCACGCGACGATCAGTCATGAGTTAGACCTTCGCAGGTACAGCGATTCAGTCGTTTACCGGATCATTGCGGTTCTGAATCGTTCTGATTCTGCAATGGCTGCTGAGCTTGTTGTGAAGCTCGAAAGCATGTCTCCTACGGCTTTCAGCATTGAGCGCTTGGAAGGCATGCTGTATAGCGTCAGGCAGCTTAATGCACAGGCGTTTGCAGATGTGCAGCGCGAACTAACGCAAGAGCTGAGAGACTTCGCGCAATACGAAGCGGCATGGAATCAGGCTGTACTTGCTGACGTGTTGCCAGCTAAGATCATGGCCGTGGGTGTATCAGTAGACCAAGTTGCAGCGGCTGCGCTGTCAAGACCATTTCAAGGCAATTTGCTGAAAGGCTTTTTGTCTGAGCTTGAGGAAAAGAAGGCGCGGCTGATTCGTCAGGCGGTTGCAGATGGATTTGTGCAAGGCAAGACCACTGCGGATATTGTTCGCGGCATTCGCGGCACGAAAGCTAAGGGCTACTCAGACGGCATCATTGAAATAACCCGGCGCGATGCACAGGCGATTGTCAGGACGGCGCTAAGCCACACGGCAGCAGCAGCAACGCGCAAGACGCATGAGGCTAACTCTGACCTCATAAAAGGCTTTGTTTGGCTGGCCACGCTCGATCAGCGCACCTCTAGTCCTTGTCGAATTCGTGACCACAAGCAATATGACAAGGCACACAAACCAATCGGCCATAGCTACCCATGGGGGGCGGGGCCGGGTTCGTTGCATTGGTGTTGCTTCCCGGCAGGAACACTTGTGACGGCATCAAGCAATATCACGGGTGTTTACAAGAGGTGGTTTGAGGGTGATCTTGTCATCATCAGAACTGCCGGAAATCGACTTGTCTCCTGCACCCCAAATCACCCGATATTGACGAACAGGGGATGGGTCGCTGCTGAGCGTATTAACAAGATCGACAAGGTGGCGTGCGACGGCGGGAGTCAATGGGTAGGAGTTGGAAATAACGATAGCAATGATGTGCCATCCCTGATTGAAAATGTAGTGGAATCGTTCCTCGTTTCTGGCGGCGTGCGCACCGTGGAAATGCCAGTGTCCGCCCCAGACTTCCACGGCGACGGAGCCGGTAGTAATGTCGCAGTTATAGGGTCCAATCGGGGTTTGTTCACGGCAATCAAGACCGAAGAGCCTCAGCATTTTGATAAGGTCAGCTTCATAGGCAGACGTGCGCTGGCTCCCGTTCCTGTGCCTCGTAACAGCGCTTTTGGAAAGTTCTTCGATGCTCCGAGTTCTTCCGGTTGCCGCCTTGTGCGCTTTCTCTGTGAGCCGTTTTATCTGCTCCGGGGTGGAGTTTGCCATGCGGGCAAATTGCTGCTCGCTTCTGTTGCGAGGGGACTCTCCCGCGGCAACCAAATGCCGAGCAACAACAGTGTGGGATGTGCCGAGTCTTTCTGCAATTCCTTTAAGGCCGATGACAGAATTGTGCAGGCTGATGACAGCTTCATCACTCAGGGTGATGAGTTTGAGAGATGTGTCGCGCCCATTCTTTCTGAGAATTCTTGCAATGACCTTCTCTGTGACGGCAAAGGATCGAGCGATAGAGTTAACGGATTCGCCAGCGTCGAAACGGGCGAGCATCAAGGAGGGGTCAATATCATGGACGTGACCGCGGATGCTGACCCCTCTACTTTTAAGCAAAGTTGCCACGGTGACGTTGCTGAATCCGATCTCGCTTCCAATCTCCTGGGTGGTAAGACCGGCAGCGTATTTCTCGACGCCGTAATCAGCTTATAGCGAACTAGGTTTTCTGGTCATGTTTTCAATCTCGAAACAGAATTTGGGTCTTATACGGCCAATGGCATTATAAGTCATAATTGCCGTAGCAAATCGACGCCAATTCTCAAAAGCCTGAAAGAGATTACAGGCCTTGATATTGAGGATTTCGAGATTGATGAACGCGCATCAATGGATGGCGTTGTGCCTGGGGCTACTGATTACGCGACTTGGATTAAGAAGCAAAGCGCGGCAAGGCAAGACGATGTGCTGGGAAAATCAAGAGCGGAATTGCTGCGCAAAGGTGATCTATCGTTAGCTGATCTGTACAGCGCGAAAGGTTCCCCCCTGACGCTAGATCAGTTGCGCGAGAGGTATGCGGCGGCATTTAAGAAAGCGGGTTTATGAAGATCAAAATCAACAGAATAGACAGTTACACGGTAGCGACAAAAAGCGGCGAAATTGTGTTTAAAAAGGTTTCCACATGGAATGGCCTTACCGAGTTTGCCAACAAGGAGCGCGGGCTAAAGATCATTGCAAGCCGTGTAGTTTGTGATTTTGGCGAGGCGTTCAATGAGATTTTGAACAACGGCGATCCTGTTTATGAAATTGTGATGTGCTCACCTCAATTGGTGGGGGAACTCACCCAAGCCGAATAGGCTTTATAGTGATGGGATGAAATTTCAGCAACAACTACGATCAAGAGATTATTACGTAGCTATGTTTACCAAAGACGATGAGGAACGAGCTAGGATTTTTGGCGTCTTTGCTGCAATCGACAAAGATATTGATCCGGCACATGAAGATGTAGCGCTGTATCAGGCATATTGCAGTTTTGTTGCGAATAAATTTAGGGTTGAAGAATGGAAAAGGCTTCGCGGAATTGAAGCCCAGAAGTAAACAATGCTAACCCTAGTCCCAAAAGCTGAACCAAGCCCCAAACAGGCTGTTTTAGAGCGGGTTAAGCGGCTACCTAGGCCTAACGGCATGCTCCAGTGTCCGCACTGTGGCAGCAGAACAATCATGACCAGCCGAAACGGCGTGATCGTGAAGAACGGCAAAAAGGGCAGGGGCACACTGATTCATGAGGATGTGTGCGCAGACTGCTACAAGAAGGGCGATATTGTTTATGTCGCCGCGAAGATAGAGCGAGTTACTTAGACTCAAAACACAATGCCAGCCTAAACGCTGTCTTTCAATTTCCAAGCCCCTGCGCTTCATGTGCCGGGGCTTTTTGCTTTCCAAGCCCGGCAATGCTGGGCTTTTTTCATTGGGCTAAGCCCGCAACCGTCCAAAGGACAAAACCATCATGCCAATCTGGAAGCAACGCCTTTTCACACGACTCCAAAATCAACAATCTGCCGAGGGCGGCGAAGGTGGGGGCGGCACTGCCGTTGATCCTGCTGTTCAGGCCCAAATTGATGCTGCTGTTAGTGCCGCTGTGGCAACTGCTACGACAGGCCTAGCAAACAAAAACCGCGAATTGCTCGGGTCGCTTAAGGCGTCCAAGGAATCACTCGCAGCTTTTGAAGGCATCGACCCGCAGGCTGTACGAACAATCCTGGCCAACTTCGCGTCAACCGAAGAGGCTAGCCTGATCGCAGCCGGGAAAGTTGACGAGGTTTTAGAAAAGCGCACAGCTCGCATGAAGTCAAGCTATGAAAGCGAGACAAAGAAAGAGCGTGAAGCCCGCGAAGCTGCTGAAGCACGGGCGAACAAGTTCAGTAAGCGAGTGTTTGAAAACGGCATTCGTGCCGCTGCGTCAGAAGCTGGCCTACATCAGTACGCCATTGAAGACGCCCTATACCGCGCTGCTGCAACGTTTTCACTTGACGATGATGGTAATCCTGCCCCCGCTGATGGCGTGTATGGCAAGGACGGTAAGCCTCTCACTCTTAAGGAGTGGTTCGCGGACCAAAAGGAAAAAGCCCCTCACTGGTTCCCTGCGCAAGCAAGCGGGTCAGGCGCTACACAAAGCGCATCGGGCGGCAATGGCAAGACGATCAGAGAAGCGGCCTTTAACGCACTCACGCCTAAACAACGTGCGGCGGCAATGGCTAGCGGAATGACCGTCATCCCGTAATCAATCAATTCAATCAATCCAAGCGCCTACGGGTGCTTTTTTTTCGCCCATACCGGGCAGAAAGATAAATCATGGCTAACGTATTTACCGCACTGCAACCCGTTCTCTACTCCGCTGCGCAAGAAGTCTCAGGCGAGGCTTTCGGCGTTGTGAGCGCAATCAGCGCAAGCTTCGACGATAAGGGTGTTGCTGTTGGCGACGTGGTTAAGGTGCCTGTAGCTCCAACGGCTACCGCTACCGACTTCACGCCCGCTGCCGCTTCAGCCGCTGGCGACGATAAGACCGCTACGACTGTTGACGTGGCTGTTACCGCTTCCAAGAAAGTCACATGGAACATGACTGGTGAACAAATGCGTTCGCTGGAAAATGGCTCTACGGATGGCGAGTGGGTTCGCCAGTTGGTAGCCCAAGGCATGCGTACCCTTCGCAATTTGGCTGAAGCATCTGCCGTGCAGGCTATCAAGGTAGGCGCATCGCGTGCTATCGGCACCGCAGGCACGAACCCCTTTGCATCCGACATCAATGCAATCGCTGATCTGCGTAAGGTCTTGCTCGATAACGGCGCTCCTTTGGCTGATTTGCAGTTGTGCATTGACTCCACAGCGGGCGCAGCCGCTCGAAAGCTGGGCATCATTCAGCAGGCTTACCAAGCAGGCAGCGATGCAGAACGCCGATCGGGTGACTTGCTGCGCCAATTCGGTTTTGCCATCCGTGAATCTGCTGGCATCGTTCAGCACGTCAAAGGTACAGGCGCTTCTTACGTCACGTCAGGCTCTACGGCTGTAGGCGTGCGTGATGTGGCCTTGGTCACTGGTACTGGCACTGTGCTTGCTGGTGATGTGGTCGGATTCGCTGCCGACACCAACAATAAATACGTGGTGAATACGGGTGTTGCAGCCCCAGGCACTATCAGCTTGGGCCGTCCTGGTGCCCGCGCTGTGATCGCCACTGCCAACGCCTTGACTGTGGGCAACAGCTACACGCCTAACCTCGCATTCGAGCGTAATGCTGTTGTCGGCATCATGCGTCCTCCGATCTTCCCTGAGAACGCGACTATTCAAAAGACGCTTGTCAGCGATGCCAACGGCATGACATACCTGCTGTTGCAAATCCAACAGTACGGGATGACCACGTGGGAACTTCATTTGGCCTACGGATTCAAGGTCGTTCAAGGCGAACACGTTGCAATTTTGATGGGCTAATCCATTGAATGAAGCGCCTCTAACGGGGCGCTTTTTTGAATGTTTAACCAAAGGAAAACAGATGGAACTCATCCCCGTATCACTCAATGGCGTTTACTCCGAAGTACACCCGACAGCACTTGCAAATCACAAGTCATTGGGATGGCGCGAATGCGAAAAGCAAGAGCAGCCTGAAGACCCTGAAGGCGCAAAGAAGGCATCAGTTGCAGAACTGCGCGAAGCCCTGACCGCTAAGGGAATCGAAATCCCTGAAGGCGCAAAGAAGGCTGAATTGCAAGCCTTGCTAGACGGCGCAAAGTAAGGCTGTAAATGAGCATCACCGTAGAAACCGGGCAAGCTGGAAGCGATAGCGTGTCCTATTGCTCAGTGGCGCAGGCTGATGCCTACTTCCTTGCGCGTGGGAATGCAGCATGGGCTGCGCTTGCCACTGATGCCAAAGAATCGGCGCTTGTTCGCGGCTGCGACTACCTGACCCAGACATACCGCGGGCGCATTGCTGGCATTCGTGCGACTACGACTCAGGCGCTGGATTGGCCGCGAATCTGGGTGCCTATGGCTGATTCATTGACTGGCTATTACCCTTCAGGCGTTGTGCCTGTTGAGGTGGTAAACGCCAATGCAGAGGCCGCGCTTAGATCAGCGCAAGGTGAAATGCTCAGTGATGTAGATCAGCCCGTGATTGAAGAGACCGTTGGGCCAATCACGACACGCTACGCACCCGGCGCAAGTCAAGCCAAGAAATACCCGGTCATTGACCGCCTGTTGTCGCCGTTCGTAGGTTCGGCAAACTCTATCCGCATGGTTCGCGCCTGATGGACTACGCAAAGACCGCCGAAAAGGTTCAGCGCACGCTTAAAAAGGCAGGGCGAACTGTCACCCTGACGCGAATGGATCCGGGCGCATACGACCCTGAAACTGGGACAGTGGTTAGCGCTGGAACAACCTACGCCGGGCCTGGTGTGCTGCTGGACTACTCCCAGCGCGAGAAAGACGGGACTGTGATTTTGCAGACTGACCAGCGCGTGTACCTTGACCCGCTGATAGGTGCAGCGCCTAAGCCGGGCGACACGCTAACCATTGGCACAGAGATATTCAATGTTGTGAACAGCAGGCCTTTAGCTCCGGGTGGAATTTGCGTACTCCACGATGTGCAAGTCCGGGTAAGCTGACATGTCGAACGCAGCATTCAAGGCCAATTTCTCGAAGCTGATTCAGAAGGTTGGCGACAAAGCTGATGCAGTCGTAAGGCGAACAGCTCTTGATTTGCAGAAATCAATGGTGACGCTAAGCCCAGTCGATACCGGGCGCTTTCGGAACAATTGGCAGTGCGGCGTGGGTGCTGTGAATACTGATATTGGATCAACTGATGACCCAATCGGCAGGACAGTATCAGTCTTGCCATCGTGGAAGCCTGGACAAACCATCTGGCTATCAAATTCGATGCCGTATGCGAATCGTTTGGAACATGGTTGGTCGGGTCAAGCCCCGGCAGGCATGGTGAAGTTGACCATTCAGCGCTATTCAGATTACCTAGAAAAAGCCGTCAAGGATTTGAAGTGAGTCAACCAACAATCAGAAAAGCGCTTGAAAAGCGTCTTGCTTTGCTCACTCCGTCAGTGGCAACTGCATTCGAGAATGCGCCGTTTACGCCTATCACTGGCACCATGTACCAGCGCGTAAACCTGCTGCCAAACACGCCAGATAACAGCACGCAAGGCGCAGCCGTTTACCTGGAGCGCGGAATATTTCAAGTGACCGTTTGCGCCATGACAGGCACCGGGCCTGCAATCGCAGAAGCACAAGCGCAGGCGATAAGAACCCACTTCAAGCGCGGCATTTCAATGTCTGAAGGTGGCGTTCAAGTGACCGTTACAGATACCCCGCGAATAGCCCCTGCACTGATAGATGGCGACCGCTACTGCATCCCCGTATCCGTGCCGTATCAAGCATGGATACGAACCTAAACAAATAACAGTTCCCCTCTAGCCTCGCAAGTTCGGGGCTTTTTTTTGGCTGCTTCATTGCGGCCTTTTTTTGGCCCTGACGAGGGCAGAAAGTAAATCATGGCAATTGCAAACCCGGTCAATTCGCAGATTCGTTTTAAACGACAAAGCGCAAAAGGCACCTTGGCTGGTGCTACAGGCGCTCAAATTTTGCGACGTGAGAGCGCGACATTCACGCTCAAAAAAGACACCTACGACACCGAGTCGGAAATCAACTCTACGCAGCAATTGGGCAGCGTGCGGCATGGTGTCCGACAAGTTGACGGCAAAGTGAACGGCTTTTTCAGCCCTGGCACCTACAGCGATTTCATGTCCTCGATCGTTCGTCGTGACTTTGCCGCTGTGACTGCTGTTACAGGCGCTAGCGTGACCATTGCAGGCGCAGGCCCGACTTACACAGTCACCCGCGCTGCTGGTTCGTACCTGACGGACGGATTCAAAATCGGCATGGTCATTCGCTTGTCGGCTGGCACTTTGAACGCTGCCAACATCAATCGAAATCTGCTGATTACCAACGTGACCGCATTGGTTGCAACCGTCATGCCAGTCAATGGCGCTAACGGTGTTGCGATGGTTGCGGAAGGCCCCGTAACAGGAACCACCATTACCGCAGTCGGCAAAGTGACCTATGCGCCTACCACTGGGCACACGAACGTCTATTACACGGCTGAGACATGGGATCCTGATGTTCCATCGTCTGAGCGAAACATTGACGTAAAAGCTTCTCAGATCAATCTGAGCCTGCCCGGTAGCGGCAATGCCAAGATCGATATTACCTTTGTAGGCCTGGACCAAACCTCATCTGCTAGCGCCTATTTCACCTCACCAACGGCTGAAACGACTACGGGCGTATTGGTAGCTGCATCTGGCCTGCTGTTGCTTGCTGGTTCGCCAGTGGCTACGGTTACTGACCTGTCAATCAATATCGACGGCAAAGAGTCTCCCGCTGAAGGTGTTGTCGGATCAAACATCCGTCCTGACATTTTCCGGGGCATCGTCAAGGTGTCGGGCAGTTTCAGCGCTTACTTTGATTCGCGCACTTTGGCCGATACGTTCGTGGATGAAACGGCTCAGTCTCTGATTGGCGTGTTCACATCCGACAGCACAAACAATGCTGACTTTGCCAGCTTCTACCTGCCTTCGCTGGTTGTGACTTCCAGCGATGGAGACGACGGCGCGGCAAAAGGCAAGAAGCGCTCCTACAGCTTCACCTGCCAATACAACGCAGCGGGCGGTGCTGCACTGGCAAGCCCACAAACGACTATCCAAATTCAGGATAGCGCGGCTCCTTAACCGCCGCAATCAACCAAACCTAGCCCCTTCATTGGGGCTTTTTTGTTTCCGGCCTTCGGGCCATCCCTTGCCACGACCCGGCCTATGTCGCTTCTTTGCGGGAGCGCATGGGCTGGGCACGGGCTTTTATCTCCCGCAAATGAAAGTGTTTTATGCTTGACTTAGAAAAAATCGACACCCCTAAAGCCGCTGAAGAGGGCCATGAAATCGAACTCGTTTACAACGGCAAATTGACAGGCTGGTTTGTCACTGTTCGCGGTGAACTGTCATCCACCGTCAAGGCTTGGCAGTTGGCACTTGGTAACAAGTTCCGCATGAAGGAATGGCAGGAAAAGCGCAAGGGCAAGGGCGACAACCCAACGCCAATGACCGAGGAAGATTTACAAGTCGGCTTGCGTGGCGCGGCGATCCGCATCAGTGGATTGCGCGGTGTTATTTTCGGCGGCAAGCCAATGGAATACTCAGAAGCAAATGCCTATGAGTTGGTTCGCCGTCACCCTCCATTTGCAGATCAAGTGCTTGAAGCAAGCGCTGAAATCTCAAATTTTACGAAAGCGCAGTAGCTGAACTGATCGAGTTTGCCAAGCATGAATTCAAACTTGGCAAGCGAGACACAGACGGAAAATCACTGCGCGAGACTCTACAGACAGTAGAGAAAATGACCGGGAAACTTCCAGAAGAAGGCGTTAATCCGGTCAAGTTTCCTGAATCTGTTGGGCATGTCTGGGGATGGTTCCTAGAGTTGAGCAACAAAAGACCGCCCGGGCATTCCGGGCCTTCTCCTATACCAGAATCTGAGATTGGTTGGTACTTCAGGAACCGCCATATATCCCCAACATTGTGGGAATTGACTGCAATATCTGCCCTTGATAGGGTTGCTTTGACACCAGTTGAAGACGTTGATTGATTGGCCGATAAATGCTATGTTCATTGGTCAATCAATCAATTGAGGTTCAGGTATGGAGTCAGGCGAAAAGATCGTAACGATTCAGCAAACGTCAAAGCGGTACAAGGCCGCGCAATTGGCTGGGGTTGTGTTCATGTGTGTTGGCACAGTTTCATGCGTTTCAAATTCACAGCCAATGATCCATACGGTCTTGTGGCCGATTGGAATATGTTTGTTCGCTTATGCCCGTATCGGGGCATGGTGGAAAAACGGATAGCACTTTTTTACTTCAAACAAAAACCGCCCACTGAGGCGGTTTTTTATTGGGCGTCTTAATGTCTCTTGATCTGCAAACAATTGGACTTGAATTCCAAACTGACGGGCTAGAGAAGGGCACAGCCGCGCTTAAAAACAATGAACAAGCCGCTCATAAAGCGGCAGACGCAGCCGACAATGCATCGTCAAAGATGCGGATCATGTCGGACGCTCAAAAAGCCGCTGCATCTGCAACCGAGAAGGTCAGAGAGTCGATTGATAAGCAGGTTTCCGCAATGCGTCAGCAAGTGGAAACATTCGGCATGAGTGAACGTCAATCGAAGCTGTACAAGCTATCCATTGACGGCGCTACAGAGTCCCAACTTAAGCAGGCAGAAGCCGCGCTAAAGCAAGTCGATGCACTCAAACGTGCGGGAGAAATGGGCGAAAGCGCAGGCCGCGCTATCAAGGTAGGTGCATTGGCTGCTGTGGCTGGCATCGGTGCGACCATCGCGGCATTTGAGATGCTGATTGGCAAAGTTTCCCAATACCAAGACCTTGCTGAGCAAACGGGCGGCGATCCTGCTGGGATTGCATCGCTTCGCACCGCTGCTGATGTGGGCGGTGCATCAATTGAGCAACTGATTGCATCTGCAAACAGAATGCAACGCAGCCTAGCCGCCGTTGACGATGAAAGCAAAGGCGTAGGCCGTGCACTCGGAAAGATTGGCATCGAGGTGGAGAGCTTTAAGAATCTCCGCGCTGATGAGCAAATCAAGACTGTTGCAAAAGCAATGGCAGGGTATGAAGACGGGCTAGGAAAAGTCGCCGTCATGAATGAAATATTCGGGCGTGGTTCAGCAGCTTTGATCCCGACAATGAAGGAACTCGCAGCGCAGACGGACACAAACAATGGCCTGACAACTGAGCAAATCAAACTTGCTGACGATTACAAAGACGCACAAGCACGCGCCAAGTCTGAATTGATGCAATTTGCCGAGCAAATGGCCGTTGCTGCGTTGCCGATGGTGACAGCATTCACGGGCGCAGTGCAAGACACATTGAAAGAGCTTTTTAGTCTTGATTCGCAGGGTAACAAGCTTTCCAACTCAAATGATGTTGCAGATTTCGCGGAAGTTGCGGCAACTAGCCTTGCTAGTTTGGTTGATATTGGCTACGGCGTTGCACAGGTGTTCAACCTGATTGGAAACAATATCGGCGCTGCACTTGCGCAGGCTACCGAGTTTGCAAAAGGCAACTTTGAAGGCGCTGCTGAAATTGGCCGCGCATCAAACGAGTTCAATTCAAAGCTTAGCTTTTCGCTTGGATTGTCCGAAAAGTTAGAGGCAAGAATCAAATCCATCAAGAGTGCAGCAAAGGACAATCCGCAAGACGGCGGAAATGAAAAGCAGCTTGAATATCATAGCAAGGCAGCTAAAGCCGTCAAAGCCGTAGCCGACGAATACGCCAAGCTGAGCGCAGAAATCGCCAAGCAGCTAGCCCTGTCGCAAGCCGAACTAGACGGAAACGGCAAGCTCGAAGCCTCTGAAAAGTACCGCATCACCACGCTCGAAAAGCTTATCGAACAATACCAAGCGGGCAAGATCACGCTTAAGGAATACATCGACCTTGAATCCAAGATGAACGATGTTCAGGGCGTGATGGAAAAGGCAGAGGCACAGGCCAAAGCCGCTAAGGCCGCACAAGCCGCCTACGCCGAATCGCTCCAATATCAAGATGATGTGAACAAGGCCTTGCGTGAAGAGGAAGACGCACGTAACCGTATCCGCTTGGCCGTGGGCGCTAACACTGTTGCCGCTGAAGAGGCGCAGCAACTCGCGCAACTGGAAATGCAGACCGTCTTTGCATCTGCTGAAGACCGTAAGCGCATCCTTGATTACTACCGCATTGAACTTGACCTTCGTAAGAAGATTGAGGCCATCAATGACCAGCGCAAAAACGGCCTTGATAACGCAGATGAACTTATTGCCATTGAAACCGCCAATGCTGCGCGACTCAAGGGCGTATCTGACATGGGCGCGGCCATGCAATCCACCACCAGCATTTGGCAAAGCATCGACCAAACCGCGCATACCGTATGGACAAACGTGCTTCAAGGCGGGCAAGACATTTGGAGCAAGCTGCGCAACACCGCCAAAAGCGTTTTCTTCGACTGGCTGTACCAGATGACGCTCAAGAAATGGATTTTTTCCATAGGTGCCACTGTCAGCGGGTCGGGTGCCATTGCACAAGGTGCAGGCGGTGCTGGTTCCGGTGGTATGTCCACCATCTCTAATTTATCCAGCCTGGCAGGCGCTGGCATGCAGTATTTCGGCGGTGCCAGCGTCGGGGCGTCTAGCGCCTCGCTGTTTGCCGCCAATGCAACGGGTGCTGTGGGTGGCGATGCCTTGGGCGCAATGATTGCTGGCAATGGCGGCTGGGCTGGTGTATCAGCCACTGGCAGCGCTGCGGCGGGCACAGCAGCCACCGGGGCGGGCATGATGTCAACCATTGGCGCAGCCATGCCCTACATCGCCGCAGCGGCAGGCGTCTACATGCTTGCCAAAGGCATGGGCGGCGGCGAAAGCCGCAGCGGTGCCACCTACACATCAGACGCCAAAGGCCAAGCTGTCTACAACCAGGGGCCATCAGGCGGCGAGATTTCAGCAGACCAGTCGCGTGGCCTGTTCGGCAGCACCCAAACTGAAATCAACCGCTTACTTGCAGGCTTCGGCAGCAAAGCCACAGTCTCAGGCTTTACCGCAGGCCTGGAATCATCCAAAAACGGCAAAGGTTTCCAGTTTGCGGGCGGCTACATTGGCGACAAAGCCTTTGGCGAAAACTTGGGCCGCACGGGTGGGCAATTTTCGATGCAAAGCCAAGACGACGCCACCGCCTTGGCTAACTACAGCACAGACTTGCAGCGCAGCGTTTTGGAAGCCCTGCAAGCGGCAGACCTGGGCGGCTCAGTGGGTGCATGGCTTAGCGGCCTGGGTGACATTGAAAAGCTCAGCAAAGATCAAGTCGCCACCAACCTAACCCAAGTCACGGCCTATCAGCAGTTGCAAGAGGCTTCGAAATCCTACCCCGCCGCGCTGGACAACATCAAGACCATGACGGTCGAGGCGTCGGCAAAGCTGCTAGAGGTAGCAGGCGGGCTGGATGGCCTGCAAACCGCCCTGGCCAGTTACTTCGACCTTTTTGGCACCGATGCCGAAAAGTACGACCAAGCCATTAAAACAGTTCATGCCGGGTTCGATGCCATCAATGTGGTCATGCCCGCGTCCAACGCCAATCTGCGCGAATGGTACAAATCCGAAGTCGCCCGCCTGGGTGCCATGGATTTAAGCGTCGAAGCCAACGCCAAAGCCTACGCAGGCGCGTTAAAGCTTGCCAGCGGTGTCGATGCGCTTGCCAAGGCCGAAGAGCAAGCCGCAACAACCCGCCAAAGCTGGCAAGACCAGTTGAATGTGCTCACAGGCAAAACCACCGATACCGCCCTGCAAATGCAGCGCGACCTGGCCAGCACCACGGACGAATCCACCCAAGCCCTGATCCGCGCCGTCTACGCCGAAAAAGACCGCCAAAAAGCCATGTCGGAGTCTGCCACCGCCATGCAAAAACTGGCAACAGACCAAGCCGCCGCAGCGCAGAAATCCGCAGACGCCTACAAGTCGGCACTGTCCGCACAGCAAAGCTACTACGCCTCACTCACCAGCGCAGGTGACGCCGTGCGCAACCTATTGGCAGGCCTCAAAACAGGCGTCAACGCAGGCACCAGCCCGCAAAGCCGCCTGGATGCTGCCCGCGCCCAATACCTGCAAGACCTCAGCGCGGCCCGTGGTGGCGACTTTGCCGCTTACAACCGGGTAGCCACCACCGCGCAAACCTACATCGGTGCGGGTGACGCTATGTACGCCAGCAGCGCGGAGCAAAAAACCATCCTGGCCCAAGTGCAAAGCGAACTGCAAAACCTGCCCGCTGTGTCGCAATATGACGCCAACCTGGCGCAGCTAAAAGCCATCGAAGCCGCCATTAAAGACGGCGCAACCAATACCGTGGGCGCTATCCAGTCGCAGCAGTTCGACACGCTCGCCGCCATCACCAGCATGACGGCCACGCTCAGCAGCAGCTTCGGCAGCATTGACGCCAATGGCAATGGCTTGCTGACGTTTGAAGAGCTAAAAGCAGGCCTCAATGTTGGCGACACACTCACGCAGCAGCTCATCAACGCCATCGACGCCAATGGCGACGGCCAAATCAGCCAGCTTGAAATCATCAATGCCAATACCAAGGGCTTGGCCGATCTGCAAAAGATCAATTCAGCGATCAACTCACTCGACTGGTCTACCGCCAGCAAAGCCAGCAGCACCGCCAGCTTGGCTGCAATGTCCAAGGCAAACGGCTGGTCTTTGGCGCAAATTGCCGCAGCCAGCGGCTACGGTATCAACGACATCAGCGCGTTGTTTAGCGGCTACGGCATGGGCACTGGCGTGGCTTACGGCGCAATCAGCAGCAGCATCGAGACAGGCATTAAGGCGGGCACATCTGGCGCGTCTACGGCTGCTTTTGTCACGGGTGGCGGCGGTGCGCCTGCGGGTGGTGCAAGCTCCGATGCTGCAATCAGCGGGGCAGTGGGTGCCCTTGACTGGTCAAACCCCAGCGCCTCAGCCGCCGCGCTGGCGAATCAGGCCTATTGGAACAACTGGAGCCAGGCAGAAATTGCAGCGTCAACAGGCTACAACCTGTCAGACATTCAGGCCCTTTTTGCCAATGCAGGCATCCCGGCGTTTGCAACGGGCGGCGACTTTGCGGGCGGGTTGAGGTTGGTTGGCGAGCGCGGCCCCGAGTTAGAGGTGACGGGGCCAAGCCGAATATTCAATGCGCAGCAAACAGCATCCATGCTCGGCGGCAGTGGGGGCAACAACCAAGACCTGATCAACGAAGTGCGCGAACTCCGCAAAGAGGTTGCCAAAGCCAAAGAGTCAGACACGCCTATCCACGTCACCGTGATGACCCATGACGGCAAAAAGCTGGCCGAGCAAGTCATCAGCACCATCAAAGAGCGCAGCCGCAACCGCGAAGTAGTGATTTATGCAAACGGCGTAGGAGCGGCCGCACGATGACCCTTTCCGAATACTTCGCCACGCCAGACGCCCGGCGCATCCTGCTGCTAGAAATCCAGCGCACAGACGCCGCCGCTACCTGCTACCGCATCAGCGATGAGCCCTACATCACTGACCCCGCCGACACGCCCTCAAGCTGCGCCTACAGCCCCATCATTGGCGGCTCAGGCCTGCCAGAATTTCGCCGTGTGGTCAATGACGTGTTCGACGGCGGCGCAAGCACAGGCTTCGGCACCGTCACACTTGCCAGCACCAGCGCGGCCTACACCTCAAGCGCAGGCGCAGGCAATGCCGTGATGACCCTGCCCCGTGGCACCGCCGTCACGCTCAAAGTAGCCGCGCCCCGCGATCTGTTTGCCTACAGCACCGCCATCACGCTCGCCACGGGCAAGATCAACCGCATAGGCGGCAGCAGTGATGGTGATTTGAGCCTAGAAATCATCGACGGTAGCCCTGAGATCACGGCCAAGCAGATTGCCGTAGACACCGCTGTAGCTCCCCTTTGCTTCGGGTATTGCCGCAACGTCACGCCATTTATCACTGACCCGGCCACGCTCAAATACGCGGTGCACGACGCTGCGGTGCAGTCCATCGACCAGGTGTATGACGATGGCGTGCCCGTCAGCTACACCCCCACGGCCAGCGCCGGCACCTTTGTGCTGGCCGCCAGCCCGGTGGGCAAGGTCACCGCCGACGTCAAGGGCGCCAAGCCCACCATCAGCGGCACGCCCACCTATATGACCAGTACCCAAGCCATCATGGAGCAGTTGATCAGCCGCGCAGGCGTTACGGGCCTGAGCACCAGCTTCAGCCTGCCGAGCGACACCATTGGCTACCACATGCCGGCCAGCACCACGCTGGGCGAGTGCCTCACAGCGCTGGCCAGCGGCTGCGCAGGGTATTGGCTCATCAACCGCACCGGCACGCTGGTGGTGGGCCAGTACCCGGTGCCGGCCAGCGGCGGCACCACGTTTGACGCCACCGCGCTGATCGACCAGGTCACCTGGACCGAGTGGGACCGCCGGCACAACACGTTGCGCTACCAGTACAAGCCCAACTGGTCCCCTGGCCTGCAGGCCAAGCCAGCGGCCACCACAGCGGTGGCCAACTTTCTGGCGGGGCAGGGCGAGGTCAGCAGCGTCAGCATCACCCCGGCGGCAGAGACCACCTACACCGAAAGCCCCATCTTCCCCACGTGGTTTGCCGGCAACAGCGCCGCGCAAACCGTGGCCGAGC